CAGTATTACCCCACTCGAACTTGCTCATTTGCTCACAAAATTAAAATGGCGCAATCTCGTTCCTGGTGCTTTACTCTCAACAACTATGTCCAGGCGGACATAGATCGCCTCGCCGCATTCGGTGAAACCGATGACTGCACCTACTTGGTATTCGGCAAGGAGGTCGGCGAGTCGGGTACTCCCCACCTCCAGGGGTTCGCGATATTCCCAAGAAAGCTTCGACTGCGCGCTGTCAAATCTCATATCGGAAACGGAGCTCATCTCGAATGTGCTCGAGGATCTCCACTACAGGCTTCTGACTACTGCAAGAAGGATGGAGACTTTACGGAGTTTGGATCCTTTGGAGGCGTCCGTCCAGGACTATCGGGACGATTCGGACAGTTTGTCGAATGGCTCGACGAACATTACAAAGAAGGCAACGTACATCAACCATCGCGCGCTCTTATCGCCGCCACCTGGCCTGATCTCTATGTCAGGTACCACACCAAGCTCTTCGAACTTGTCGGTGTTCTCGCACCGAAGCCAATCCTCCAGGAAGGAGACCCCAACGCATGGCAAACAACCTTGATCGAAGCCCTCGGCTTGGACCCTGACGACCGTAAGATTTATTTCTATGTTGATGAAACCGGTGGTTCCGGCAAGTCCTGGCTTACTCGTTACTTGATGACCTCTCGTGATGATGTCCAGGCCTTGTCCATCGGAAAGCGTGACGATATCGCTCATGCTATTGATGTTACTAAAAAGGTTTTTCTGTTCAACGTCCCTCGTACCCAGATGGAGTTCTTACAGTACTCGATCCTCGAATCCTTGAAAGATCGTATGGTGATGTCCCCGAAGTACAACTCGATGATGAAGGTCCTCCACTCTGTGCCGCATGTGGTAGTCTTCTCGAACGAGGAACCGGACAGGACTAAGCTCACCGCGGACAGGTTTGCCGTTACTCATATTCGTAATATTTAAATGTGAAATCTATATGTTATACCAACCTTAGCCCCACCAGGGGAACGGGGTGCCGGGCCAGAACGGCCCGCATCCCTTCGCGGGACGGTCTGGCCCTTGGTGCCCGTTCCGCCTCTACACTGCCAGCATCCGAACACGATTATAATCTATCTCTGTACAACACGCTATCTGTGTGGTCGACAGTAACAGCACGCTCGCCTTTTGTCTGCCCCGCAAGAGGTTGGTCCGTGCTATAGCGCGGGACAAACCAATATAAATACTTAATGTTTTTCAACGGTTCAAGTGTTGACTTGTTTTCGAATTCAATATTCTTCTTGATGGGTCGGTAGACCCTGATTGTTTTCATGTACTTGGACTCACTCAGACTATAGGTTCTGATGTTCGCTCCATCAACATGTTCACCTTCTTCAAGATAGATCTTCTTGTGGAACAAGATATTAAACTTGTTCTTATTGAGACCGAGACAGTCCTTGTCGATGTCGAATACATTCTTTGAATCCACAAAGTCTTTGTACTTATCAGTACCCCCGGGGTTACTGAAGAAGTCTATCTTGGCATTTGCGTTTGCATCCGCAACGCTTTGGACACATGCAAAGTGAACTGTCACGGGGTACCTTCCCGAGTTCTTAAATGTCCAACATCCCTTAAGTGCATCCAGCATAATGAAGTTGCCTCTGCGAAATCCTTGTTTAGGGTCAGAGTCACTGGCAGCTGGCGGCCAGGAGGGGATGGTGGATTCTAAATGATTCACCACCAGCTGTTGATTATTCTGTGTATTGGATCTTTGTTTATTGGAGCGCGGAGCTCTCCCCTTGAAAGAATTCGTCTTGCGTCGCTTCACGCGCCGGTATGCTTGACCGACCGCCTGACGGACCCTCTTGTTCCGCGCCAGGTTTAGAGCCATACGCGCACCCCTCGCATATGTTGCGACGCGCCGCCTGTTACGATACGTACGCATGGCGAACCGCGCCGCTCTTGGTCCGTAGGTTACTACTGCGCTCATAGTGCAAGTTATGCGCGCCGCGCATCAAATTAAAAGAGTGGGTA